TGCATAGCTCACCGGCCCGGGACCGCTGGCGCCGGGCATCGGCCGGTTCACCATCGCCCCGGACAGGTTGATCACGCCGATTACGTCCTGCGCGACGCCCACCGCCTGCCCGTCAGGGCCGGAAAGTTCGAAGCGTTCGGCCTTCAGAACACTGTCGTCGCTGGTGACCTTCCCCTCCAGGTAGCCACCCACCAGCGCCTCGCCGATCGCTGGCTGCACCAGCAGCGGCTGGTTGAGCACCGCGGCGGCAAGCGATGCCACCACCGGCGCCTTGTTGCCCCGACTGAAGAGGCGGGCCAAGAGGCCAGGCTTACTCGTCATCGTCATTCCCTTCATCGTTGTTGGCGCCAGGAGCGCCGGGTTTGTCGTCCTGCCGGGCACCGGAAGCGTTCGTACGCCTCGGGTCGCTGTCGTAGCGAAGCCCGGCCGCGTCAGCACGTTCGTTGTCCAGCGCCTGCTCGGCATCGACCTGTTCGGGATCCTCGCCAGCGCTCAGCACCACCTTGCTGCGCGACTTGAAGCCCGCGCGTACCGCCTTGAGCTCAGAGGTCACGTCCTGCACAGGGTGGCTCCAAGGCCAGCCCTCGGGCACCCACAGGGTTTCGGTCACGTCATCACGCAGGGCGGCGTAGCGCGGCACCTTCAGCAGACCCGACAGCACCGCCTGGTCGATGAAGGCATCTCGCACCCGCTGGCAGAACATCGGGATCATGAAGAGCCATTGGTCCTGCTCGATCACCCGGCGGAACTCGTTGAGGATCAGACGCAGCGCGCGGTCGGAGACGTTGCGCAGGTCGCCGGTGAGCACCTCGTAGGGCACGTCCTGGCTGGCACAGATCGCCAGCAAGTGTCCGCGCAGGAACTCGGCATAGTCCGAGCCGGCGCTGGGTGGATTGGCGAACTCGATTTTTCGGCCCGGAGGCAACTCCTGCAGGGTGCCGGGCTCAAGGCCTCCGAGTGCCGTCCCATCCGCGTCCTCATCGGTGATCAGGTCTCCGACGGCATCGCCCTCTTCCCCATCCGCGTTGGCAGCGGTGGTGATGAAGCCTGCGAAAAGGTTGGCCAAGGCCTGGCGTTCCAGCACCGCATCATCGAGGCGGTCCAGGTTGAACATACGCAGCAGGGCCGGCGCCGAGCCCGGCACGCCCCGCATCGCACCCGCACGGTTCGGCCGGTACAGGTGCAGCACCTGCTCTGCCGGCACGCGCACCAGCTCGTTGCCGTTGACGGTCAGCTGCAGGTCGCCGGGGTGCTCCCGGTACATCCAGTAGGCAACGCGGCGGCCGATGCTATCGATCTCGATGCCCTGCCGGATCACGTTGCCGTTGCTGGCCACGCCGTTGTAGTGCTGCGGGCACTGCTCCGATTCGATCAGCTGCACCTGCAGCGGCACTGGCAAACCATCCTCCGGCCGCCGGTACCGGATGCGGGCGAACACCTCGCCAGCCTCCTTCCATTCGCGCCAGGCCAGCGCCTGCAGACCTTCCCACACCAGCACGCCATCGGCATCAGCGAACTTGCCCCAGCGGGTCCACAGCTTGGTGAGCTTCTTCTTGTGGTCCTTCGTACCCCAGACGGGCTTGGCTTGGATGCCAGTGGCGATGCCATTGGACACGCTCTTGTTGAGCGCACTGACCATCCACGGGTCATTCCGAGCCAGATGCCGGGCGCGCGCCAGCAGCGTCGGAAGGCCCAGCAGTGACGCGTTGGGCCCGAGTGAAGTCGGCCTGAAGGTCCGGAGGCGGCGGCCGTTGCCGGCGGCGCGATAGCTGCTCTCGGCTGTATCAGACATTGCCGGTCCCCGATTGGTAGAGGCGCACGATGCGACGACGACGCGGCGCACCTGCGGCTTGGCCCAGCTCGTCGCGCATCTGCTTCAGCAGGCGGCGCATTTCCACCAGGCTCTGGTAGGTCACGGTGCGGTCGGCATATCGGACGCTCAGCACGCCGGCCGCGATCGCGGCCTCCAGTTGCTCGACTTGCTTGTTGGTGAATGCCATTTCAGCGTCCCAGGTACTTGCTTCGGATGACGCGGCGGGTGCGCGTGCGCGGCATTGGCGCAGGCGCGATGTCGTCTGCCCTCACGTCAGGGTTGTCGTCCCACGGCGCGGCCCATGCCGGCGGCGCGGTCCAGTTGATGGCCGGAACCTTCAGCCACAG